AATAGAAACACTCACAAATATCGCGCTTTATGTTATCAGGATAGATAACTTCAGGTCTCAAATAAGAATCGAAGTGAGTGAGTAGGAAGCTTGAAACATAGCGAGAATAATGGTCTACATATCTTTGTGGTATTATCCTATATATTGATTCATGTTCAAGAACTTGTAGATCGTTAAGAGACGATAAATATTTTTCAATTTCCATTTGTGTTTCCACCGAAACTCCAAATTTCTTTTGCATTAACATTCGTGTTGACATCTCAACTTTTCTTTCACAAACAGGGTGAGATAGAGCTTCGAGCAATTGTTCTCTATCCCACATCGACATCACATTTTTAGTTAGGTACCGAGATAAACTGATGTTCGCAGTCACTCTCATTCCATACAAGGCCAATTCCTGAATAACAGGACAACCCGCATATTGATAAGCCATACTCATACTTTTAGCTCGCAGCAACTCCTTTCGTCGTAAACTGTTTGCTAGAACATACTTTCGAGATGACCATCCAAATTCAACCAAGACATCGATGGGATTAGTTATGTTTGTGAAACTTTCTGTGTCAAAAATCAGTCCGCAGAAAGACGCCATGTTGAGTTCTTCAAAAATCTCTAGTTTAATTTCACAACCCATTTTTGTAAAGAACTCTATGGATGGTATTTCCCCTTTGATACAGAATATACCATCATCACCTTCAACAAATCCATTTACTTCAGAACCGATTTGTTTGCATGCAAACATCATGCACATTAAATTAAAGAAGGAATTTCCCAAGCTAGTACACATTTCACCCGACATTCGTTTAGCACATAATTTCACTTTAAAATCATGAAATTTGAGCTTATTTATTCCCGTCATAGGATTTCTGATCTTTTGGTCAAATTGTTCATCAGTAAGAATATTCTGAGTTAGATAACGATACAAATACATTTCACAATCATTCATGACATCTGAAGTAAAATGAGCTTCAAATGTTGAAAAATCTGTGGCAACATACTTGGATCCAGGTGAGAAAATCTCATAGATCTTTTTAGGTCTATCTAAAACAGGAATCTTCTTGATGAAATAATTCAATGAGAACAATTTCTTTTCCATAAGTTTGAATAATGGTCCTACTTCAACCTTATAGCGATCAGAGCGAGAATAAATGCCCCTAGAATGTTTGAGCTCAGGATAAAACTCATCTTTAACAAAACACTTATTTTGGGTATCCTTATTGGTCAAAGGCCGTGTCAAGTCAATTTTCCTTAATTGTTCTTTCCTGCTTAAAGTATAGTTGGTGTTTGCAAGCCAAGTATCTACGCTAAGATCAGCGGCAGTATCAATGGGAGTAAGGTTTTGAGAAACCCATTGTCGAACAAAATTGCGAAAGTCACTCCGAATAGAAGCATCACGGTCGGGCATGGCGTGAGCGACTCTCTTTAAAACTCCTTGAATAGCTGTTGTGGTGTGATCGAGGGATGGTTTAAACGGTGCAACTCTTGAGACAGAACATCCCAAAGAGCTAGAAACAGGTAACTCATTCTTCCTATTACGAAAAACATTGATAGAACAATCAACGATAGGAGGAATTTTAATACCTGTTTCATCACCTGTATAACCATACAAAAACAGACTAGACAAAGAGCCGTCTAAAAATCCCAAGAGGGATTTAGACTACCTTCAGAAACACGCTTCCACAATATAGCCGATAAAGCACTATTCTTGTGGAATCCTAAAAAGGCGAGATCACGATTATAATTAAGATATCCTTGCCTAGAAGCATGAAAAAGGATATCTTGTTCAGTCTTTGCTATGGCCGGACTTACTAATTGATAAACTAACTCTTTTGACACTAAGAGCTCTCGCGTGGTGACCCCTTCCAAAGTGGTAGTCACAATTCTGAAGATACCAAATCTCACACTCAGTTCCTGGTTTATTTTCATGTGTTTATCCGATTCAGGTCTCAAATCTTCATAAACATTGTCTACTTTCTTCGGTTTCATTTCTTTAATTAAATCATAATATGAATCAGTAACATTCATATCTACTAAAGAAACTTCACATCCAATTTGGACATTGTTCACGATGAA